TGCTGCGTCTCAAGTGATGTAATCCTACCCGCCACATTTCATCCTAAGCTACGGATTGGAGTTGGGGTCGACTCCTCAGCTTCTATGTCCGATGATGACTTGATGAGATGTTCCTCTGAGATCTCAGGGATTGCGAAGGCTGCGGGAGGTAGTTGCATTGTCGCTACTGGAGATGTCGAGGTGTCTTGGACTGGTTCGGTTTATGCCGGACGTGATGTCGAATACTCCTCTCGGGGAGGGACGGACCTACGCCCACTCATAGATTGGCTGGATAATGATAAGCCCTCAGTACATTGTATAATCCTATTGACCGATGGATACACTCCTTGGCCCAAGAGGAATGAGTGTTCTGTGCCTGTGTTGGTTGTACTCATAGGTGCCCATTGTGGAGAGCATGGAGTTCCTGATTGGATGGAGTCCGTCGTTCTCGAAGGAGGTGGATGATGCTTTTAGAACCTAATCCTTATACCCTCTGCCCTTCTTGTGGTGAGGTTTACCATGAGGACGATCTGCACAAGTGCAATCCAATGTTGGTAGAATTCCAGAAGAAGGAATGGAGCCTCGACACCTGGCATGGGCTGTACCCAGAAATCTATCAGACAGTGGAAAAGTGGGGGGACGAGGAACCCCCCCACCATTGCGTAAGTTGTCTAGTTCCGATGAAGAAACTCCATCACATTTTTGGGGGGAAAGGAGACTGTCCCCGATGTTTCTTATTCACGGAACAGACTGGGTACGAGGTATCTCCAAACCGCATATGATTCTCCCTCTAATCTATCGGCTCCGGTCGGTAGATTAGCTGGTGCAATCAAGCATCATTCACAAAGGACAAACCGATGAGTTCCATCGTAACAAAAGAGAATAAGATTAATGGGTTCAACACTTTCTGGACTCTGACTAATTCAGATAAGCTAATCCTACAGGAGGGGTTCAAAGAACTCGGAATAGATTCTTTAATTCCAGATCCGAGAATTGATACACAAGCTCTTAACAGAGCCCTCAGTTTGGTATTCCGTGGACGGGACTACACAATCAAGACTGTCAAAGGGACGAGCGGATACATCATCTGCGGTCGGGAAGACCTCGGAGATGGTCGACGCCGCTATACTGAAGCCCTCCGGGTTACTTTCAAGAGTTCGACCTCGGGAGAGCCTGTATCGCTCGAATATGAACACGGGAGTGAGGATACTTCTATCCAAGTCCACAGTTGGACACTACACCAAATTGAGGATGAGTTTAGAAGACAGGAGGGTATTATTCCTGCGAACACTCTTGGGACTGTTCTCTCTAAGGTTGCCCGAAAGGAAAGGGGAGTCTCAATGCGTCCTCGTGGTGGGATGTATTGGCTCCCAGAGGACAAGAGAGAGTTCTGGGAGAAGGTTGCGGAGGTAGTCAACAAGGCCAACTCGGACAACACAATCTCCATTATGGAAACTATTGTGAATAAGAACTCACTCTCAGCGATCCGAAGCGGACTCATCCGCCAAGTAACGAGTGGGCTGAAGCAACTGGAAGAAGGGATTGAGGATGGAGAGTTAGGCAAGCGGGCCCTCAAATCGCGGAAGAATGCCGCAGAGGAATTGGATGACCTCATTGAAACCTACTCAGAAATCCTGAATGATACTCTCTCTGACTTAAGAGACCACCAGTCCCAAGTAGACGACCGGGTAGCAATGGCTCTTTGGGAAGCCGTATCAGCATAGGACGATGAATTTCGTCGGCCTGCTAATCATCTTGATTCTAATCGCGGGCTTCTTTACATAGAAGCCTCTCCCCTGGGGGACTTTCGGGTCCTCCAGGGGACGTTTCTTTTATTTTTTCAAAGGGGCTGTCAACACTCTTGCCCTACCCTGGTGACTACCAGTCAGCCAAGGCCTTACAAGTACTTGTATCCAGCGCCGTTTCTGCCCTTAGAAAGGTAAGGTGTTGAAATTCCGTAGAAGGGGTTTAAAGGTTGACACGTAAACCTTTTAAGAGGTAAACCCCTATAGTTAGGAAAGCGCCCTTGGGGGTTGGAACCTCGTCGGTACAATCTCCTAAGTACTTGAAATCACGTAATCCCCTAAGATGTAAGAGGGTCATTGACCCACTCACAAGTCTGTAAATACCTATAATCACTTGTCAACTCTAGACTTATAAGATCTACCGTGACTATCCTCTTAAAAGAAAAACAACCAAGTATAATTATAGGTTGGTGTATTATTCAGAAAAGTTTCTGGATAGGGTAAATAGTCCTTGCTTGACACTACCACCGTGCTATAGTTGTTAGACAGCAGAGGAGACAAACATGGCTGATCTTGAACTGAAAGAAGAACTCGCCTCTCTTGCCCGAGAAGTGCAGGCGCTCGCTAAAACCCCAAGTAGACTAGAGGCTACGCTACGGGCCCTTAGATTCTACAAATCCCTACTCGACTCCAGCCTTGGGCCCGAGGGCGCAGCGTCAGAAGCCCATAGGGTTCTGGAAGTTGCAGAGGACTTGGGTGAGTACGGATTCACTCTTGAAGAACTAATTGGTGTCATCGGACCTGAAGTGGTTTACTATCCAAGACGGTACAAGAATGAGTTGAGCCGAGTGCTCCGCGAAGCTGGGTACTATCGAAAGCAAGTTCGCAGGAATGGCGCTCGCCCCCTGGTCTGGTTCACCCCAAATCTCTAACCCATAAAAGAAAACCCCGCGCTGGGGAAACAGCACGGGGCAACAGGAGAAGCATAGATGAGCAGCTTACCTTGGAAGCTCTCCCTATTCCGGGGAGGCTTCACTACTGTACACCCGTCCAGTGTTTCTGTCAAGGAAGTCAAACAACTTGAGAGGTTGTTTAACGAACCCCCTTGGAGAAGCTCTACCTTCCCAAAGAAGAAGCTGGATTGCTGGAGCCCTGCCTTATACCCACCGGGCAAGACGCGCTCAAATAAGAATGTAGAAAGTATTAGTGCAGTAGTTTTTGACTACGATGGCCCAGGGTGGTCTGCCGCTCGAATGTCGGCTCAGTTGGAAGAGGTCGGCATTGCTTACGCAGTTTATACAACTTGGTCCCACGACGACTCGGAGCCTCGCTATCGTGTGGTTTTATTCCTTACTCGGTCTCTTTCTCGGGAAGAGTTCACTATTGTTCGGGAAGCCTCCCTTTCTCTGATAGGCTACACAGAAGGAGTCGATGCTCAGTGTAATGACCTCGCAAGACACTACGCCCTACCGATTAGGAAAACGGGCTCGTCGTATGAGAGTTACCTGAATGTATCGCTGCCCCCCTTGTGTGTGGATTCATTGATGGCAAGCAATAACGAGAACGACCCCCAAGAGGGGGAGGCCCTTCTATCTCCGGAAACGGTACTCACAATCGCTGATTGGGGAGAGGAGAAGAAGGTATCAGAATTAATAGAAGAAGGAGCGGGCAAGTATAAATGCGCCTGCCCTTTCCAAGAAGGAGCTTCTTTCGGGAGCGCATTCCTACGAGTGTGTAAAGATGAGCGAGTCTTTCTCCAGTGTACGAGTGAGAACCACAAGCACGAGAAGAAACAGTTCTGGCTTGGTGGGGAGAAGAAGAAAAAGAAATCAAAGAGAAGAGACCGCTCTCTGAAGGATAGGAAAGAAACACTCACAGAAATCTCTGATGCGTTCATCACCTATGTAGAGACAAACCTGGCCTTCAACTTTCCTCAAGGAGTCTTCTATAGAAGAGAGCGAGGAGCTTGGCAGATACAAAGCCCCCTTAGAAAAGAGACTGTAGTCAACCACTTAATTGGTAAACTACAGGGAGAGCTTGGGATGAAACATGTCCAAGCTATGGTAGACCACGTACTCTCTCGCCAGGTTTATGGCTTTGATTGCGACTCTTCTCGCGGAGCGGTTGTGCCCAGTAGTGATGGACCTCTTTTAAATCTGTATGCTCCACCAGAGTTAGAGCCTAACCAAGGTGACTTCCCTCGGATTACTAAGATTCTAGAAGTTCTTAGCGGAGGGGACACCGGGGTTCAAGAATGGTTGATGCACTGGAGTGCTGCGGTTGTTCAGCATCCTGAGCGTCGATCAATGGTTGCCGTACTCTGCCTCTCTCCTCAACAGGGGATTGGTAAATCAATGTACGGGAGGCTACTGTCCTCTATCATCGGAGAAAGAAACTCTGCCATCGTATCGAATCGGTCTCTTCGAGATTCATTCAACGCGAACTTCGTGACGAAACTTCTTGTGCTCGCGGACGAGGTGGGCATCGGGGGAAGGGACAACGACGTCATCGCTTCTTTAAAAGCATACGTTACCGATGACCGGGTTCCTTGTCGTGCTCCCTATGCTGCGCGAACGGAAGTAGAGAATCGTATGACTTGGTGGATGACTTCAAACGAACGACGTCCCCTTATGATTGAAGAGGATGACCGTAGGTTCACCGTTCTTGTGCCCAAGGGGATCACCGTCGAGTATCGCCGCATGCTTTCAGGATGTTTCAATCCTAAGACTGGGAGGTACTCCAAGACTTTCGCAGAGGAAGTCCAGGGGTTTGCCCACCACCTCCATTCTCTTTCAGTAGACTATAAAACGATAGCGCGTCCTTACTCTACCCGGGCTCGTCGTCTACTCCAGGAAGCTTCCCGCTCCTCCATCGATGAGTTTGTTCACTTAGTTAAGCGCCATGGCGCAGCTACTGTGGTCACAGATTATCCTGCTCCTCCAGATTTTATGAGGGTAGGAGAGGCTCTGATTCAAAAGGCTATGCCCTGTGAATTGCTCTACGGTTCTTACACAACTTGGTGTGACCGACGAGGAAGAAGGGACGTTCGGCAGGAAGCAAACCTCCGGCTTGCTTTCCAACAGATTGAAGGGATCTCTACCAAACGGATGATGGTAGGAGGCAAGGGACTCGACTGTTACCTCGGCCTCCCTTCTGCCCAAGTGAAGAAAACAAACGTCGTTGAGATCGCCATCTAACGATTAAAGGATAAACCAATGGCCCGACCTTTCGTGTTTGCAAAGTCGGTGCCGGAGGGAGGAGAAGAGATTCCAGGAGTCTGGAAGAACAAGAACTCCCCCGGATACCGGGTTCCACTGAATGCCCATTCAGTTTTAGATTTTGAGACGCCTTACCCCAGCGTAGAGAAGAACGCTGTCCACCGCGCATTATCTGGCCCTCTCATAAAAGGAGACCTCTCAGATTTTGCGAAGCCCCACCAGAAGAAGATGCTGGGGAAGGCTCTCGCCCTATCGGGTGCCCACTGCTGGGCACCTCCAGGAGCGGGGAAGACTCTCGTGGGTCTTTCTTTTGCCGCTGCTTGCAGCGGGCCAAGGCTCGTCGTGACGAAAGCTGCTGCCCGAGGGACTTGGGAGGAGCAGTGCTTACGCTACACACACATGGAACCCACACTTCTTTTGGGCAGGACGGCTCCTACCATAGAAGCCTCACCCTCTAAGCTCTACATTACTGCGTGGGAAACTCTGAAATACTGGGTCGATGCGCTACGGGCTCTTAAACCTGGAGTCATCATCTGGGATGAGATCCACTGGCTTCGGAGGCCCAGGCATACGCGGGCGATTGTACAAACTGATGGCTCTGTGAGATTCCAAGGTTTAGGGAATAGCCTCGATGCTGCGAGGCAGATTGCCCAGAAGAGTGAGAGAAAACTGGGACTCACAGCGACCCCCGTTCCCGGTAGGATTCGAGACCTCTGGACTCAATTAGATTTAGTAGAGCCCTGGCAGTGGGGGACCTTCCACGATTTTGGCATGCGCTACTGCCAAGGAATGCACAACGGATATGGCTACTCATACGACGGGCTCAGCAATGCTCCTGAATTAAAAGAGAGGCTGTCATATGTGAAGGTCCGGGTGAAGCGGGAGGATGTGAACAAGCACTTGCCCAAGAAAAGGAGAGAAGTAATCCGACTCTCTCACGCTGAGCAGAACAAACCCGCCGCCATGAAGCGAGAACTGAAGAGGGCTAAGGGGGAAGGCGGGGACGCATACTTCGAGGCCCTGTTGATGGAGGCTGCTTCTCGGAAACATAAATACGTAGAAGACCGGGTGCTCGAAGCACTCCGCTCCAACCAAAAGGTGGTCGTCTTCACGGCTCGTCGGGCAGACTGCGACAGACTTTCTGTCATGTTCAATCGCGCTGCTTCCAAGGTTAAAGGCTGCGAAGTCTGGAGTGGGCATGGAGGAACTGATACTTCTATTCGAGATGACATCCGGAGAGACTACATGGCCCACCCGGGGCCCTGTTTATTAGTCGGGACCGGAGATGCCTGGGGCGAGAGTATTGATTTACAAGACACCGACCTTGCCCTCATCACGATGCTTCCTTGGACACCAGATAAGGTAATCCAATGGGAAGGGCGGTTCTCACGCCTGGGACAGAAGAGGCCGGTTCTCGTTTCCTACATCGTTGCTCGGAATACAATGGATGAGCATGTCGCAGACCTACTTTTAGAAAAGCTACCGCACGTTGGAGAAGTGGGAGAGGATGCAGCGGCAGAAGAAATAGAGGGAGTCCTGGGAGGAGTGGACACTTCTGAGGGCGCAGCACAAAGGCTGCTGGACCGAATTTCGAAAATAGCTGAACAAAGTCCTTGACACTTGTATCCCACTTGATACACACTACAACAGAAGGTACATCATCATGTCGAAGTTACTCGATGCCGGACGCTCCGAAAGGGGATGGCATAGAATACAAAATGCAATACGGTGCTTGAGGCTCTATGCCTGGAAGGAGATCGAGGATCTTCCGTTCACCATAACAGCGCCGCTTGTTAAGGGTTCTCTCCTTCACATTGCTCTGGCACACCACTACCAGAGAATAAAAGAAATCCAGACGGGAGGAAATCCAGATGACTGGCTTTTGCCCGAGGATGCTATCTTTGCATTAGCCGAAAAGAATGCAGAGGAGTCTCCTCTCTGGAGAGAGTGCGCTCCACAGCTTGTTGATTCTTACTTCAGGTACCGGAACAACTGGCTCGGAGAAGACTGGAAAGTCTTGGAGGTTGAGAAAGAACTCAGAGCCCGGGTTGGGAAAGAAAAATACCTCTACACCCAACGGGCAGACCTTATCATAGAGGACCACAATGAGAGGGTTTGGATTGTTGACCACAAGTCGGCGTATCGCATCACGTCTAAGACGTTGCGGATGCACATCCTTGACGGTCAATTCATCGGGTATCAGCTATTCGGATACAAGACCTACGGAGAGCGGTTCGCGGGCGTGCTCGTCAATCGAGTACAGTTGGCTCCTCCCTATGGCCACGATAGGCGTTCCCTTGAGCCTGCACCTGCTGCTCTTGAAGACTTCATCGCTGTTATCCAGGAAGCAGAAGAAAGGATTTCAAAATATGAGGGGAGGCCACCGAGAGAATGGCCAATGGCCCTGAACAACCAGACTTGCTTTGGTAAGTACGGCCAGTGCTCCGCTTACAAACTCTGCCAATTCGGAGGTGAGTGATGCTCTTCCTCAAAATTACTGAGAAAGAGGAGCCCGTAGTCTTAGAAGCCCTATATTTCTTCGGAGCAGAACTTCTCTCTCAGATGAAAGTAGGGTCCGAGAAAGACCTCCCCGATTTATCCCAGAAGATAGAGACCATAGATCAAATTATTGATGTGATTCAAATGGTTGGAAAAAATGACTCTCGATGATCTCCAGTTTACTAAAACCCCAATCGTCGTCTCTTATGGAGGCGGGGTGAATAGCACCGCGATGTTGATTGAACTGGTGCGTCGAGAGATGAGGGTTGACCTTGTCCTGTTTTCTGACACGGGAGGGGAAAAGCCCGAGACCTATGAGTATGTCTCCATGTTTTCTGGTTGGTTGGAGGAGAGAGGGTATCCAGGAGTCACCGTAGTTCACGCTACTCGATTCAAAGAACGGGAGACCTTAGAAGAGCAATGCCTTTCTAAAAACCTCCTCCCTTCTCTCGCCTTTGGGATGAAGAGGTGTTCCTGGGATTTTAAGAAGCGTCCCCAAGAGCAGTTCCTCGCTAAGTGGTGGCCCGCGAAGGTTGCCTGGAAAAGAGGAACAGTCGCTAAGTATATTGGAATAGATGCTGATGAGACGCATCGAGTTCGGACTTATGAAAAAGACAAGAGATATCAGTACTTCCGCCCCTTGATTGACTGGGACTGGGGAAGGGAAGAATGTATTGAGGCTATAGAAAATGCCGAACTCCCAGTCCCCCCTAAGTCTTCTTGTTTCTTCTGCCCCGCTATGAAGAAGAGGGAGATTCTGGACCTCCGAGACAATCACCCCGATTTGATGGAGCGTGCTCTGGAAATCGAAAGGAGAGCCGCGCCGACCCTTCGCTCAACGAAAGGGCTAGGCCGTTACTTCTCTTGGAGAGAGTTTTTGGATAACCCTAAGAAGTATGAGCAAAGAAGTATCGAAATAGCTTGTGAGTGTTTCGACGGATAATGTTAGAGTTTTCACCTGTATGTGTGTTTGGAGAAATCAATGTCTACTAAAAATGGAGCTAATGGCTCCAATGGCCGAGGCGGTACGCCTGCTGGGGGCGTATTCATCTGCCTCTACGGCCCAAGTAAAGCCGGAAAAACAGTTGCATCAGCAGCCGCAGGAGCGACAGGAGTCTTCATTGGAGACCCCGCAGGTCTCATGTCTGCCCAGCGATTCCTCGGAATTCCGGATTTAAAAATCCTACCGGCCAAAACTGTGCCGGAGGCAATTGCCCAGATTGAGAAAGTCGTGAAGGAGGGGGGAGTTCCCTCCATTGTTATCGACGACTTCTCTCTTATCGTAGAGGCGACCATCAATGAGTATGAAGGCACGAAAGGGCGCGGAGGAATGTGGAGCGCTCTCACGAAAGATGTTCTCGCTGCCCGAGATGTGGCGCGTGCTGCGACTGCCCAAGGGACTGTCGTCATCTTCAATTGCCACGAACAACCTCCAAGGACTAGCAGCGGCAAGTTTGTTCGCGGGGGTCCTTCACTACCTGGCCAGCTTCCAGAAAAGTTTAGTGGCATGGTCGATGTGATTGGCCGAGCGATGTTCGAGCCGACTGCTGCTCCTTGGAAATACCAACTCTGTTTGGAGCCCCAGGCAGACTATGTATCAGGAGACAGGCTTTCTGTATTTCCTGGCCGGGCTCCGATGAATATCGCAGAGGGGCTCCGGGCTGCAGGCTACGTGGTTCCTTACCCCAAGGGGCTTGAGTGGATTAACAAAGTCGCTCAGGGCCTATCCGACAAGATTTTAAAAGCCGGTATCGAAAACTGGAGAGACGTTCTGCAAGAAGCAGCCGAGAAGTTGAAGGGCAAACGAGAGATTGCCCACATACGCTGGGCTCTTCAAGACGGACTTCACCGCGCCACCATTCAACACTACAAAGATGTTGAATCATTACGGGCATTCGCGGCTCCAGTAGAGCAAGAAGAAGGCTTATTCATTTAGCGGGTTGAGGACGTGGACGAGAGTTTATCCTTTGTCTTGATGACTCCACGCCTCAGCCCCAAATATCTCCCACATGTGTGTGAGTAACTAAGAGCCCGAGAGGGCAGGAGAAAATAAGATGAGTGTTACTATTGAACTCGATTTTACTGGGAAAACCCCAGCCGGAGGTAGCGGTCTTGGCTATCTTCAAAGCGGACTTCACAAAGCTTCTATTGTGGAGTTCAAACACTATGAGGATTCCAATCGTCTGTATGTCTATATGGCTACCGATGGGGTCCGGCACCGGGAAAGCTTCTCTCTCCAAGAGCGGGCTATCCCTTTTGTCATGGCTTTCTTGGTTTCAGCCGGAGTGCCCGAGACAAAACTCCAAGGCAAAGTGAAGTTCCCATTCAATAAACTGGAAGGGAAGACCGTGTATTTCAACTACACAGCGCCTACTATGGGATCAAATGGCCAACCCGTAGAGGGCAGCTACCCAGAGTATCGCTTCATCAAAGAGGCACACTATACTCAGATGGAGAAGGTCGCGGCAGCCCAGGTTGCAGCGTCCCAACCGGTAGCTTCTGACGAAAGTCCCGTCGCAAATGGAAAGACACATAAGGCTGTTCCCACCAACAACAGCACAGCCGCCGAAGACGATCTCGGATTCCTTCTTGATGACTGAGTGACTTGCTGACGAAAGTCAGAAGCGACGGCGCAGGGAGGCATGGCCGTGGTCAAACAGATGTCTCAACTCTTATGGGTCACCACCAACCACGAATCTAAAAGGGCGTGTTCAAAAAACCGGTGGTGACTCACCCTTTCCCGGAGGCGGTGGGATTCAAATATCTAATAGGGCATCATGCCCTCACCAGTGTTTTGTACCAGGCCCCCGCCGTCTCCACTTTTTTTATCTTTCTTGGAAATTAATTACCTCCTTGACCGCTTACACAGTGAGGGAGGACTACCAGCAATCTTCCTCCCTCAAGGGAAGGAGTAGTGACCTTCGGCCCCTCTTGCCTCTTCTTGATCGTTTCAAGGCAAGGGGGGCACCTTCCCCAGCCCAACACTATGACTGATTTTTGCACTAAATGCCCCCTCCGTGCCAGAGGTGCCGATTCCCCAGTGGGTCCCGAATGCCACCCAGGTGATCGGGTAATCCTCCTCGGCGAGTCGCCAGGAATGCACGAGACTATAGAAGGCCGTCCTTTCGTAGGGCCCAGTGGGATGGAGCTACAGCGAGCGCTCAATAAAATTGGAGTGCGTCGGGATGAGTGCTACATCACAAACTCAATCTGCTGTCGGCCTCCAAAGAATGACATCGAAGCCCTGAACATAAAAATCTCACGAACCAACAAGAGACGGGAGAAGAAAGCCCGGGAGGAAAAGAAAGAGCCTTCACTTCTTTTGAAGCCAATGGAGGCTTGTAGGGGAAGACTCTATGCAGAACTCCAAAGCACCGGAATTACTAAGATAATCTGCCTGGGGAAAACGGCAGCAAAGGCTATTCGAGGAGGCGACCCTTCCATTATGAGTCTTCGAGGGGGGTGTGAAGTCGTACCCGCTCCATGGGACCCGGAGGTTCTTCTCCAAGTTGCTTATACAATGCACCCCGCTTCTGTTCTTAGGCAGATGGCTTACCAGGATGTATTCCGGAATGACCTCGCAAAAGCCTTCCGCTTCTTCGAGGGCTCTCTCAGATGGAAAGACCCCAACATCCAAAGGCTTAGCAAGGCACCAGAAATTTCTGAGTGTCTCCAGAGGTTAGCCGATTCTGGTAAGCCCCTTGCCTATGACCTTGAAACCGATGGGATAAATCCGCTTACGGCAAATGTAAGGTGCGTTGGAATAGGAAATGAAGAAGAGGCTCTCGTCATTGAGATTCGCAGCATTCATGGCCACCTCTTGGTAGAGCCCGAAGAAGAAGAGAGGGTCAAGATGATTGTTCGTCGCTTCTTTGATTCCCCTCCTGTCCCCATCATTGGACACAACGCCGGTCAATACGACCGCCTCGTCATGGAGCAATGGCTCAACTCTACGCCAGCCCTCACTTGCGATACGATTATTCTACATCTTTTGGCCGACAACGAACTCCCCCATAATCTGGGTTTTGTGGGTTCTTTCTATACGGACAACCCAGAAGCGTGGAAAGCGAACCACACGGCAGTAGAGGCAAAGACGGACGAAGAACTCCATATCTACTGTGGGAAGGATGTCTGTGTTACAGCGCGGATTGCCCGCCCTCTTGCCCAGGATGTGAAGAAGAGAAAACAACAGCACCTCATAAAGAGAGAGCACACACTACAATCTCTGGGCACCACGATGCAGCGAAATGGGATTGCAGTG